TTGACGAGTCTGAATAACGATACCGCCCTCACCATCAGCGTGAACAGCAGTTTGTCTAAAGTTGTTAGGGTTTTGCATAGCCTAATTCTATCAGTTTGAGTAGAAAAGAAAATGCCCCAGATGTTTAAGTCTGAGGCATTTTTTGGGTTACCTTAGATTAAGGTGTCAAGTCAGCAATGATGCCGTGTGCAGCTTGGTTGCGAACTTCCAAGGTGTACTCAGCCAACAACTGTGTGGACTCATTGTCGCCAGTTACAGCCAACTCGTTGGTCTGGAAAGGACGCAAGTAAGCCACAGCAGCCATGTCAGGGTCAAGCACAAATGCTGTCTCATCACATGAGTTGGTAGAAGTCATAAAGCGGTTGGGAACAATTGAGATTGCACCGAAATCGCTCAAATAAACGTCTGCTGCGCTGACGATAGTTGTAGGCGTATTGCTAGGGGCCATGAAACGCTGTGCAGCAATACCTGTGAAAGCAGAAACCACTTGCTTGTGAGCAGGGTTAACCATCAACACTTTAGGATTGCCACCAGAGGCGTAAACGCTCTTAACAACAGTTTGCAACAAGGCTTCTGTGAAAGTGCGGTTTGTGCCGTTAACACGAGCAGTTGTACCCAAGTTACCAGCAACGCCATCAGTACCGCCAGAGTAGTTGGAATTCAACCACGCTTGCAGACCACCCAATTTACGAGCAGTAGAAGAATCACCATTGGCAGCAATCTGGTTGCTCAACAGGGAAGTTTCCATGTCACGCTTGATTTCGCTAGAAGCCTTAGCCAACTGATAAGCCTTTTCAGACTTACGACCAGCTTTGTCAACTGATTGCAAAGTGCCAGAAATCTTGATTGTTTTCTGTGCAATTTGAGTGCGGTTACCAATACGAGTGGTAGGAGACATAGTAGCGTCAGATGCTGTTGCACCCTCAACTGCAAAGTTTGACAAGCTGGCAGCAGCCAACGAGTCAGTCTGCCACTCATGCAAAACAGCAGTAGCTTTAGTCTTGCCAATGGAAGACATGAAAGGTGTGTCTGTAGGTGAAATCGAGTAGATAACATCTGAGAGGTCTTCACGCATACCGATTGCGGTATATGTTTGATAGGTAGCCATAATTTAATACTCCAAAATTTAAAAGAATCGTTCAAATGCTTTAGCTGCGTCTGCGACTTTTCCTGTCTCACGCAACCTCTGCATAACCTGTTTATCTTGTGAAGACTTAGCTTGAGGAACTGAAGTACCAGAACGCATCATCTTAGGGGCAGACTGGAGTTTTTTATTCAACTCTGGTTTGCTCTTTTGAAGTTGCTCATACTTCATTGCCTTATACAAGGTCTGCACAGCACGACTGTCATACACGGAACTAAGTTCTTGGTCAGTCCATCCAACAGATTTCGCATAGTCACGGATTTGCTTCCGTACCGCATCACCCTGTGGTGTCGCTAACTCAGGAATCAGAGTAACTAGCTTCTCAGATTCTGTTCGTAAGTGCGCTTGCAGTTGGGATTGTTGCTCTGCTTGTTGCTGTTGGGCAATGCGTTGCTGTTCATTCCTCACTACTGCTAACTGCTTCTCACGCTGACTCTGTTCAGCTACCGCTACCGCATAACCGATAGGGTCTGTTTCCTTTAAAACTTCTAAGTCCACACCCTGATGTTGCTGCGTAAGGAAGCTATCCAACGCTTGCAACTTCTGGGCGTATGCCTGTCGCTCTTGTTTAACATACTCTAAGTGACTACGTTCAGCTTCAATCGCCTTACGTTGTTCAGCTAGAGCCTGAGACTTTTTAGTGTAGTCCGTACCTTGTTGATAACCCTTGATAAGTTCGTCTAGTTCTACTTCGACTTCCTCACCAGATGCCTTGACTTTATATCTAGGCTTAGGCTCATCAGATTCCTCTGCGTACTCAACTTCATCAGTCTCTTGAAGTTCCTCTGGCTGACCTTCGGCTTGGCCTTGTTCGGCTTCCTCAGATTCACCCATCATGCCTTCAAACGCTGAAGCAGCTTGGTTTACATCTAGGCTTTCACTCCCTTGAGGGTTGGTGTTTTCCATTTGTCATCTCAATAATCGCCAGAAACCTTCTGGACGGAGGGTAGCTTTTAGGCTACAGAATTTTCCACTTTTTCTCCCTAATCACAGTTTCCGAGGCTAAACCTTCTAGGTGTCCTGTAATCAGTTCAATAGACTTAATGTGCCGATAAGCGTCTTCACGCCTATCACATTCTTCTGCACTTGTGTTAATTATCACACTAATCTGCTCTTTTTTCAAGTTATCTATAACTTCTTTGAAAAAGTCATCATTTAGTAAGTTTTTAGCCCATTGCGCTACGATTTGCTTGTCCATATTGGTTTTGTATTCCAGAAATAATATCGTTGATAGACAAACTGCTTGCTGATGGCATACCTTGCTTGCTACCCAAGATACTCATTAAGTCGTTATAACTTAGGTTTGATGGTTGTGAATACTGTACTGGCTCTGGCACTTGACCATAGTTAGGGTCTAGGAATCTTTCAAATTGCGTACCTTTTAACAAGTCACGAGTACCAAAGTTAATTGGTGACAAAGCAGTATATGGCGCAGTCGTTGGCTTATTAGGAGTTTTCCAATCTGTTGGAATAGGAACAATATCAAAGCCAGTTGGTGCAGTAGTTTTAGGAGTTAGAGTAGTAGCAAGTATTGCTGGAACTGCGATAGGCGCAATTGTTTTAATAACATCAGTAATTGACGGAGTAACAAAAGGAGGTGTAACTACAGGAGGCGTGACAACAGGAGGGGTAGTTACTGGAGTTGTAGTTACTGGAGGTGTAGTGGTTGTTATTGGGGTAGTTGTTGCTGGAGGCGTAAGTAAGGGTGTTCCTACCAAACCATCTGCGCCTAAAGCAAATGCAGGATTTAATATTCCACCAGCATTTACATAAGCAGCATCCCACGCAGGAATTCCAGAAGCTACACCTTCACCTAAGAAAGCACCATTACCAACAGCAGGGTCACCAAATAGACTATCAAAACCACCACCTAGTCCACCAAATAAAAGAGCAGAACCTCCTAAGAACTTTAGAAAGTCTTGACCAGCATTAACTTCTTGTTGAACACCAGTTCTCTGAAGTTCACCAGTAGGTGTGTATTGTTGATAGCCACCACCAGCTTGGTTTTCACCTGCTTTATAGGTAATGACATTCTCTAGCCCACCAATTTGTTGGTCTTGACCAGAACCAGTTACTTGGTTAACGGCTTGGACATAGGTATCACCAAGCAATACAGCTTGATTAGGAGGAATAACATCAGCTACACGAGCAGCAATTTCGCCAACAGGAATGTTAAATGTAGAAGAAACTTGCTCAGGACTAATCCCTCTTGTCTCCATCAAAGAAACAATCTGTGAATCCGACATATTCGGATTTTCAAGGAAGATGTTAAACAACTCTTGATTAGTAACTGCCATGTTTAACCCCTAATCTCTACGTTAGATGTAATGCCAGCACCAATCTTCATTGCTTTCAATTGTGCTTCTGCTTCAAACTCTTGTTGCTTCATAGCAAAGTAAGCCTGTTGTTTCTCACGCTCTAATTGCAACTTAGCAGCCTCTTTCTCACGCATCATCTGCATTTCAAGAACAGCCTTCTGTTGTGCCATCTCCATGTCAATCTGTTGTTGCTGTTGCTTCAACTGAATGTCAGCTTGTGCCTTAGCTTGGTTAGCTTGTATCTCAGCCTGTGTTCGAGCCATGATTGCTTGAACTTCTGGAGGCATCTGCTGTTGTTGCGGAGGAGGATTAGATAGCATTTGGTCTTGCTCTGGTGTAATGGCTTTGTAGAACTCAGCACTATCTTTAAAGCCAGCAATCTCTACCATGCGCCCCAATGTGCCACGATACTGAGCAGGTGAAACGTAAGGATTAGCAGGGCCATACTGACCAATCAGTTGCTCTTGTTTAGCAAGAACCATCGACAACATAGCCATCTGCTCTTGTCTGTTACCAGCACCCAAACCTACGTTAATGGACACATCATATTGGTTAGCCCATGTTCTAGGGTCAAACTCTACGAACTCACCACGCATACGCACCATTCGCGCTTTGTCCTGATACTTACATAACAAATGTAGTATGCCTTGGAACAAAGACTTAACGCCTGTCTCAGCAAAGATTCGAGCCATCAGTTCAATCTTACCTGCGCCAGCTTGTTGCATTGAAGCTACCGCAGCAGCAGTCACGTTTTGCAAGATGGCAGGGTCTAAACCTTGTGAAGCATCGCTAACACCTGTGCGCTTAGACTGTACTGTATCCAGATACTGAAGCATTGGGAAAGCCTGATTTGCCACGTTCTGAACAACTAACTGTTGAACAGCACCTTGTGACTTGGCACGAATAACACCACCAGCAGTAGAAGTCAGCAAGTCATCAAGGTTTACTTGACCTTCTACCGCAACCACTCGTGCATTGTTTGTCAGATATAAGTTATCCAACATCTGACGAGTGATAGTAGTCTTGATTAACTGTAGGTCAACTGTTCTGTCAGCTAATGAGTTACCAAAGAACTTGTGCGGAATTGGAATAGGACAGATTGAGTGGAAAGGAACATAGTCCACTTCCTCAACCATTTCCTTACCACCTTCATCTTGCAGAATCTCATTAGAAGCGTAAAAGACTTGAGTCAGAGCAGCAATGCCCTTTCCGTTCATATCAGTTTTGACATAACACTCAAAGACCTCAATCTCTTGCATTGATGGGTCATCAGTCTGCGTTTGGTAAGGTTGCTCACCAGCAGAGTAACGAGCCACACGCTCTGGTGTGTATGCCAAAGCATCACCCATCTGCAAACCTTCAACTTGTTTCTTATTGAAACCCATAGCAACCAAGTCACTACGAGTCAACATCTGTCTGTGTGCTACGAAAGGCGAATCAGCAATAGTTCTAGCCTTCTTGCTAATCAAGAACTCCTCTGGGGGAACATTCTCAATCGTTACCTTGCCTGACTTTTTCTTCTGTTGGACAACTACGTTATGCGTAGAACCCATCACAGGCATACCCATAGGGTCTATAACTGGCTGTCCCATTGGGTCAATAATTGGAAACTCTGTCGTATCTTGCTCGACAATCTCCATAGTCTCATCACTCATCAGCATTGCTAACTCGTCATCAGACAAGTCAAAGTAACGCTCTTTGGTAATGTCTTCTTTGTCTTCCCAATACGCTTTAACGATGCCGTTCTTCTGCATCAAGGCATCTTTGAACCAATCATGCAGAATGGCTACACCAGCGTTATCACGATTGAATACCCAATTGCAGTAATCAGTAGCTTGCTTGGCAGAGGCTTCATCCCTTGGGCCTTGTGGCTCAAAGACTACGATATTGTCTGAGCCTGTAAAGATACGAACTAAGCTAGGTAGCGCACCATCTATCGCTTCTGCCACTTCTCCAGTAACGATTTGAGATTTACCCTCAACTTCATTACCATATGGCTGTCGTAGATAAGCCTCCAGAGCCTGTTTGCGTTGTTCAACAGTTTCGCTTTCAATAAATCCAATTGCATCATCAATCTCTGATTGGATTATCGACATTAACTCGTTCTGTACCATGCTTGTCCTTTGGAGGGCGACCCATTCGGGGTTTATCCAATTGTAACTCTTTTACCATATTTTCAAGCATTTCGAGACGTTTTTCAAGTTCTTTTACTTTAGGGGCTAGATTTACCCCTTGCATTGATACATACATCAGACAATCCATTTCGGAGTTTGGTTAATCGGCTTAGACCACGTTGAATGACCTTCATCCAATCCAAGGGCCAAGTAGCGGAATGAATCAGAGCCATGAGAAGACCAATCGTGTAGTGGTCTTTCAAAGAATATCTTACGCTTCTCATCGTAGTCTCTGCGGTAGTTTCTCAGGCAGTTCAGTCCTGTTTGTACCTTTGGCACGTTAAACCAACATCTTGGAAGCAATCGTCTTACTGCTTGGATGCCATCGTCTAGTCCCATTCTGGGTGCAATCTTGACCTCTAGTCCTGATTCCTCAAGCATTTCCATTCTGCTTTTACCTGTCCCAAGTTCCCTGACCCTAACGTCATGGGGCAGAATATGCTCTGCTTTGAGATAGTCATTGTCCTTAATCCACTTAACGTAATGGTCTAAACCTACGCCATGATTCTCATAGTAGTCCAGTAATCTGACCTCAGTACCCACTAACTGAGCCACCCAGATAGACGTAGAGTCACCCATTCCCAAGTCCCAAGCTGTAAATGTTCTGCTCAGTTCCTCTCTGGGAATCTCTTGCATATGCTTCTTGTCTTCCAGTTCATTGAGGATAGTTCCGTAGTAAGAGCCTTCTACAGCAGCGTCAAAGCTACATTCAAACTCTTGGCGGTACTTATCCTCACCCATCTCATTACGAGCAGCCTTCAGTTCTGTGTCGTCCACCACTCCTGTCTCTGAGGCTTTAAACTCTAGCAAACCCCAATCAGATTCTTTCTCAGCCCTGTCTCGCAGTTCTTTGAAGTGGTTGTGTCCCTTTGGCGTACCAATGAATAAGCACCAGCCTTTTCTGTCTGTCAGGGCTGGTCTAACAATATCTGTCCATATCTTAGGATTCTGGTCACCCACCTCATCAATGATTACCCCATCAAAGTATTGACCTCGCAGGGAATCAGGATTGTCTGAGCCATATAGCTGAATACGCCTACCCCAGAAGTCAACTCGTAACTCTGAGATGTTATTAGTACCGCCTAGCGGAGTAGTGTATTTAACGAGATAGTCCCAAGCTACCCTCTTAGCCTGTCCATAGGTAGGCGCAATGTAAGCGTATCTGGGTGTTTCTTTCTCGTTTAGCACCGCCTCACGGATTAAGTGGTTAAGTGCTGCAACAGTCTTACCAAATCTACGATGTGCAACTACTACTGCAAAGCGTTTGCCTTCCAGTAACTCGTGAACCTTTAGTTGGTGTTCCCTTGGCTTATAGGGAATTTCGATTACTTCGCCCATGTAACGCTAATCTCAATGGGTTTGTTGTCGCTACCTGTTAACTCTGTTCTTGCAAGTTTAGGTGTAGCGTATTCAGCCAACTTAGCCAACATATCTAATGCTTTGTAAGGGTCTGGGCGAATCTCTTTAAGTTCATCACCCTCCGCAACCAATGTAAGCCACTTAGAGACGTTATCAGCGTTATCCTCTAGTAGACACTTGACTGTCTCTCTGAACTCGCTAGTGACCCGATTAACCGCCCCTTTAGGTCTTCCTCTACCCCTATTGGTTAAGTTTTCGGATTTTCCCGCCTCTAATTTATTCATTTTGTTTGACTCCTCTAGGGTTGGTCAAGGTTGCTATACAAGAAATATTGTGAGATAATTATAGTTCAATATTACTCAAGAAGGTTTATATGAAAGTCACCATCACACAAGACAAGACACTCAGCACAGACGCTGTCTATGACGATGAAGCAAAGAGCCTACCCCCAGAGGTATTAGCCAGCTTCCTAGAAGATGCAATCAGACACCTGCATACGCATCTTTTAACACTCCAATCAGTCCAAGAGTCCTAACTCTTTTTCGGCTATGTATTTGTAGTAGTTATCTATCATTTCTTGGTCAACTACATCAGATACACCAGCCTTACGCTTTTCTAGTGCGCCAATCACATTGCTTCGCATATCACCACGTTTGCCAGCAAACTCACGCTCAATCTTTCCATAGGATTTAGGCAACAAGATTTCTACTGGTACGTTACCAAGTAAGCCACCCTCAAGTGACCCACCATAAGTACCTGCAAAGTTTGTGCTGTATGACTTATGGTTTGATGGGGTGAGCAATCCTTCTGGGTTTGCCTTAATAATGGTATTGCCAGCATAACCCCTTGGCAGACCACGCAAGGCATCATCTGTTAAAGCATTTACTAGGTCTTCCTCATTGAAGCCAATAGCTTTCTGGTTGTCTTTGAGATACATCCTGTTAACAAATGCTTTTCTCAATTCACCAGCCGTATCGTTTACACCTTCGCCAGTAAACAACTGCTTTTGTCCCTCAATAGTTTCAATACCTTTAAAACCAGTAAAGTTTTGATTTCCATCAACGTCTTTAAAACTTCTGATTTGTTGGTTAATAGTGTCAATTCTGGATTTTGGCAGGTCAGCTTTTTTAATTAACTGCAACAAAACCTCGGTAGGCATTGTTGAAAAGTTTTCAGCATAAGTGGACATTGTTGAGGGCAACATGAACACTTGACCATTACCACCAGCAGCTAAATTTTCTTCTTGGGCAATCTTTACCCTTTGCATGATTTTCTTAGCAATAGATTCGCCAGATGCGCCACCAATGCCCTTCTCAATGTTTTCCAAGAATCTAGCAAAGTCTTGACCGCCTTCGGTTATGACTGCTTCTGGCAATACCTCATCAGATACACTCTTAATCTTCATGTTTCTTGTGGTGCTATCCCACGGAAGAATCATAAAACTAGAACCTTTAGTGTCTTCTATCCTTGTTGGAGTTTTAGGGGCTAAACCACCAATATATTCGGTTTCATATCTAGAGCCAACCAATGGATTTGGGGTTTTAGGTTTAGTCTCAAGGAATACGTTGCTTCTTGTGTTCTGAGCCATGCCCTGCAATATCTCAGCAGGTAAACCGCCACGTTCCATAATCTGTGGAACAACTCTCTCAGCTACTCGCTCACCTGCTCTACCAGCAGCCATAGCCATCTTACCTGCACCTCTTGGTAATGGTGCTACTGTCAGCAATGCGTCAGCAGTCTCTGGCTTTAACAATGGTACGTTAGCCCTGTTGATGTTGGTCAATGCGTCTAGCAAGCCTCTAGGACTATCTGCGTATGCTGCTCTCTCTACTGTCTTAGGGATTCCTGTGCTTTCCAACAAATTACCCAGACCTTGCAGTTGCTGAGTACGCCTCTTGTCTTGCATAAACGCAAGCAAGCCTTGGATAGCATCGTTGGTTAACCCTGTAAGTGGGTTAGCGTAAGGAGTAGCCCTTAGTTCAGCCATTACTTCATCCTGCCCATTTTCTTAGCAGCTTCAGCCATAGCAATAGCAATTGCTTGGTCACGGCTCTTTACAACCTTGCCACCTTTTCCAGAGTGCAGAGTACCTTCTTTGTACTCACCCATTACTTTGCCAACTTTTTTCTGACCAGCTTTTGTCATTTTCATGTTAGTCACCATTTAACCTTGTTACTCCACCACGCTGCACTCATCTTACCCTTGGCAATGTTCTCTGCGTGACGAGCCTTGAACGCTTCGTTACGCTTCGTGCCATCAGGTGAACCCTTTGCACCTTGTTGACCAAAACGGATTAGCTTTACATCCTCACCAGACTTAGCCAAAACAGCGTGAGACTTGGTAGGATGGTCAGGAGTAGCTTTGGGCTTGTTATAGCCAGAAAACTGCTCTGACCCACGCTTAATCACTTCTTTTTAGCAGTCTTAGCTGCGTTTTTAGCAGTACGCTCACCACGCATAGGCATGGGTTTGGGTGCTGGTTTCTTTTTGGCAGCTTTATCCAAGTAAAGACCCATCATCTCAGCAGCTTGCATATTTGTAGTGCCCAAGATTATTCTCCTTCAGACATATCGTCTTCTTCTTTAGCCATTTCTGAGTCTTCAGTAATTGGCCCACCACTAATCCATGCCTCACAAGTCCTCTTGGAAGCACACTTAAAATCAAACACTTCGCAATAGCCTAAGTCGCCAGCATCAATGACTTCCCAAGCATCCATCTCCATACCGCCCATTTCCAAGCCTGATTCAATGCAAGCAAGCATCTTAGGGGTTTGGATAAAAGCAGCGCAGTTACCGCAACGAGACTTTTTAGCCTGTG